CCTTTGTATCCTTTTACTTTATCTCCAACTATAATATCTTCAATATTTTTAGTTGTACCATCTGCCATAGTAATTTTAGTACCAGCAATAAAACAACTTCCATATGCTGCTTCTTCTTTAGTTTGTTGACCAAAACTATCTTTACCTGTGCTTTCTTTTCTACCACCGTAGATTTCTTTGTTTTCTTCTTTTGCTTTTGCTCGATCTGCTACTTCTTTATTTTTTTTATTATTGTATTCTTCTAATTGTTTTTGCATTTCTATAGTATCATCATAAAACTTATCACCAGGTTTGTATCCTTTTTTCTCAATTGTTTTTTGTCTAGTTGCAATTCTAGTACGAGCACCTCTAGATATATCCCCAAATGCAGAAACTGCGTTAAAACCAGCAAATACATCTGTAGCTGGATTACCTCCTACTCTACCATTATCCATAACATTAAAATAAGATTTATTAAATTTGTCTGTAGGTGTTTCTGTAAACGTAGCTTTAAGTATTGAAATTACAGGGCCATTTGCTAAAACTTTACCAACACTATCAGCTAATGTTTGTAATCCTGTTTTAACTTTTTTAAGTCCAGTCTGTACTGTTTCTGGTACTGATTCAACTTTTTTATCTGGTTCATATACACCACTAGCAAAGCCTGCTTCTTTTGCAGTTCTTGTTGCCGATGGCATAGCTGTAGATTCAACTTTACTTATACCTAATTGTGCAGCATCAGATGTCATTGCAGCTTTAGCTGATGGAGTTGTAGATGTATATTCTGGTCTACTAAATACTCCTTTAGGTGTTACATCAAATGCACCAAAAGGTTTAATAGTTGTTTTATCAGTAACTATTCCTGGGCCTCTAGTTGTATCAGCTTTAACTCCAATACCACCTCTCATAATAGCATCTTGATATGGAGTTTCTTGTTTTTGTGTATCTACTGTAGGAGTAGAGTCAAGACTATATGCTTCGTCTTTTGTCATTGCTTGTTTAGCACTAATTTGAGGATCAATCTTAGCAGCTTCTTTTTGTAACTGTGCTTGGCTTAGCATTTCACCACCAGTATAATCTATTCTATCTCCACCAGTTGCAGGTTTAAATAATTCTGTAGTTTGTTGTTTTACAACTTCTTCTGTAGCTTTTTTAGTTGCTTCTGCTGTATCTGTTGTACCAGCAGTTGTAGTAGCAGTTGTATAATCTGGTATAGATAATTTTTTAACAGGTGTAAATCCAACCTGTTTAACTGTATATCTTCCAGTAGCAGGATCTTGAACTAATTCAAAAGTCCCACCACCAACTCTATTTACATCAAAAGTTGTTGCCATAAATTATTCCTTATTGCGTTTGTTCGCTTCCTGGAGATTCAGAATTTGACGCACTAAAGCCAGCTTCCCCTGGCATCGGTACATTACCTGTTCCGATGTTGCCACCTCCAGCTCCAGATGTATCTGTTGCCGAAGCTCCTGGAGGAACTTCTCCAGTTGGCCCCATTTGATTTTGTCCTCCAGCAGAGGTAGTATTGTTTTGATTTCCATTTGCCATCCCCATTATTTGTGCATAGATCGCAGCTTTTTCTGGATCATTAATTAATTGATCTGGATCAATATCCAAAGACTTAGCAATTTCTTTTAAGCAAGTATGCCATCTTACAAATGGAGCAAGTGCAGGATTAGATGCAGTTTGCATAAATGTAATTAGTCTTTGTGATCTAACTTCTTTTTGCATTAGTGAAGAAGTTCCTTGTGCTTTAACTTCCAGATCACCTTTTATGTTAGGAGACTCTTCATTGAATTGCATATTCCAATGATACAATGATTCTCCAAGGGGTTTCAATAAGTAGTCATCAATGTTTTTGATAACTGTCTTAATACTTAATGCAGCAGCTCCCATCAACATAGACATACCAGATGCAGTTCTAGTTGTAGATTGTACACCTGTTGCTCCATGTGAATATGATGGAATGCCTGTTGATTCATCTGCTAGTTGTCTGAACTTATCAAACATTTGTAAATTTTCTTGTGCAGTATTTGGAAACTTAAGACCATGTACTGCTTGACCTGTTTGACCACTTTGTCTTCTAAAGATCTTACCAGGAAATACTTTCATATCTTGTCCTGGTACTAACATTGTTTCATCAACATCGAATACTAAATTACCTGCTAATGCCAAGTTATCAATAGCCATTCTAGCATGACCATTCATAACCATTTGTGAGTCTTCCATATTTTCTGGAATACCTACTCCAAAGAATTGATATGGATTTAATTCATATGGACATACTAAGTATGGAATTCTTTTTGGTGAGAATGGATTCTCTACCATTCTTAAAATTTTATTACCACAAACCCAAGCGTTAATATGTACTACTTCTGAATCAGTGCTACATACAAGACCACATTCTTCAGCAAATTTTTTACTTACTATACCCCAGTATTCTAATACTTCAAATCTGTTTTTATAAATACTTGTAATATTTTCTCTATCATACAGTGCAGATTCAAATCCTCTTGCTTGATAGTTTGGCCCCATTTCTAAACAGTCTTGGATAGCATCTCTATTAAACATAGGTTTATCACCTAGATCTTCTAATTGCTGTTTATTAAATGAATGTCTTTGAATTACATAATCACAATCATTTATGTTAGTAGCATTTGGATCTGGATAAAAATCCCAACATGATACTGCTTCAATAGAAGGAATAGATTTAGTTTTTGAAACTTGAATCTTAGTTACATTACCTTCATCATCTTCTGTAGTATCATAGCTATGATATGTTTTAGCATCTGTGAATGGCCCTTTTAAAATACCTGTACCTAATAATGCCATTTCAAAAAATACATGACGCATGATAGTAATAGCTTTACTTTCTTCTAACTGGTCATGAATTAATTTCTCCATAGCTTCTGCTGCTAACTTAGCAGGTTCTATCTGTGGAGTACCCATACTTGATGGGCCTTCTTCAAATCCTACGTTCTCATATTCCTGTGCAAGATTTCTCATTAAGTCTGTAGCAGTGGCACCAGGAGGAATACCTTTACCATCACCTGCATAACCATAAGGATCCATTTCTTCTGGAGCTTGTGGTTGTTGTTCTTGTGGACTTTTTAAATGAGCTTTCTCTGCAATACCTTCTGGTACTGAAGTAGGATTAATTCCTAAAGGAAATTTATTTTGGGAAAATAATACTTCAATAATTTGTCCAAATGAAGCAAGTACTTTAGTCTTTGTTATCTTAACAAATACTCTTGACTTCTCTGAATCTCTAAAAGCCATTTCTGGCCCATATAATCCTCTGTAGTTTCTATATGCTTTCAACCATCTTTTCTCATCATATACTTTTGATGTTTCAGATTCTTGAAATTTATTACGTATATATCCTACTAATGGATTACCATCCGATTCGTAACTAGCACTATTATTGTTATTATCTTCCATTTAAAACTTAGTAGTCTCTTTGTTCAGCCATTTTGAAGATTGCTGGATCTACTTTAGATTTTGATTTTCCTCTTGCATCTTTACCAGTGTTCATAGAACCTTGAGTAATTTTTTGATTAGCATTAATCTCTAATTTATCATTAGGTCTTTTTGCTTCACTTGCAGAAGATAAATCTCCTTGTTTGATCTTTTTCATCATGATGATTTCTCCCTGTTGATTAATAATCTTTTTCGTCTGCTAATTTAAAAAAACTATCTTGTACATGTTCTGAACCAGATTTAGTTGGTACATCCATATCTTTTAAATAATTTTCTGACTTGTATTTTCCTGGAGCATGTTTATCAAAATCAATATTCATAGACTCTCTGTTAGGTTGCTTACCTTCAGGTGAGTCACTTAATTGACCTTGTTTAACTTTTGCTTTTGGGTCAAAACTTTTTTCCATTGTTCCTCCTGTTATATTTTTACTTTTTTAATTTTAAGTATATTCTTAGTAGGAATCACAGTATGACCACCACCTTGTCTAACTTCTTTGTTGTTTAACTCAAAATTAAAATCTGACATAAGGATTGTTACTTCTGAGTCTGCTCTCATTAGCCATCCTACTGTACAGCAAATAGCTGTAGTTGATTTTTTTATATCTGGTATATCTACCCAAGAAGCATCTGATACAATATCTTCCCAGTAAGCAATTACCAAATCATATGGAAATATTTTTTTATTAAGCTCTGGAAGTTTTCTTTTTTTCTTTAACATTTTTTAACTTCCCACTTTTTTCCATTGCATAAAAAACAGCAGTACCTTTTTTAGCACCATACTGTTCTTTTAATTCTTTTAAAACTTTTTTACCTTTAGCATTCAAAGGCATTATAATACTTTTCCTTTATTAACTCCAGCTTTGATAACATACTTACGTGTACCATTAGCATTTTTATCTACAGCTTTTTTAAAGTATCTACATAATATCATTTCTTTAGCACGCTTTGTTGCGTCTTGAAAATAAACATTTACCTTGTGATGTATTCTATTCATAATTAATATCCAAATTTGTTATCTGCTGGGTTAAACTCTGGTGTAAACAGAGGCTTAAATCTTTCTGCATATTTAGGGTGCATAGGTCTACTCATACATCCATATCTTAACGCATCATATGCATGGTCTTCTGCGTTAGTATCTACATCTTCTGGATTCTTATCATCCACAGGTAAACTACTAATTGTCTTAATTAAATTTTTACAGTTATTAAAAATTCTTAAACCTGGTTCTTTACCATTTAAAGAAAACCTTTTATGTAATTCAAGTTTTCCACTAATTCTACTTTTAGGTGATCTATCTGATGGTCTCCATCTACAACCTTGTTGTATCATTGTCTCTGCTATACTTGGGCCTACATCACCTCTCTTAGCCCATGTACTTGAGTCGAGTACTCCATAATGAATATACTCACCCGATTCTAAATTTATTACTTGTCTGGCGAAAACATCTGCCGTAACTTTGGAAGTATATAACTCTCTATAGACCCACAAGTTATTATTGTAATCAACAGCAAACCATAGAACACAAGCAGGAGAACTATAACCCCAGTCAGCAGCACGAAACCTATACCAGCCTTTAGGTATTTCAAAAGGTTCGACAACGTGAAGTGCCCTATTAAATTCTGGAAACGCTGAATCTTCATATGCATCCCAATCTCCATCTAGGAATTGTTTCCTTTGAGTATCAGGCAAAGATGCAAGCATGGCATAGTAGTCATCCGTTTGCATCAGATAAGGATTGTCTTGTAACTTAGCAGGAATAAATCTACGGGTAATAGTCTTTACTCCAACAGGTGTGTCTATTTTAATTTCAAATGCAGTGTTTGGTTCTGCAGGGTCTACAAACATTTCTTTAACCCATTGTGATCCAATGTTACCTGGGTTGCCTGTAGCTCTTAAATAGACAGGTATGTCCTTATCAACTGATCTTAAAGAAGATCTTAAAAAATTATATATATCTGGCGAAGGATATTGTGGAAGTTCGTCTATTCCTATCCATGTGTATGATTGACCTTGGTAACGTAAAACATCTGTCATGTTCTCTGCGTAACCAAACTCTATTTTTGCTCCCGAAGGAAATCGCCATTCTTTTTCTTGTTCTCTCCATTTTGCTCCTGGATATGCCTTTGAGTATAATAGTTGAGACTTACCAATTAAGTCTCTTAACTCTGGCATTGTACGTCTTATTAACAGTGCTCTGTGATGAGCCTTGGAACAATATCGAAGTGGATCTACTAACATGGCATAAGACTTGCCTCCACCTCTTGCTCCACCGTAAAATACTTCTCTTTCGGAAGCTGCAAGAAATTGTGTCTGTGGGCCACCGTTTGGCTTGAAGATTACGTCTTGCGATTTTACATGCTCTTGTATTGTCTTAGGAGCACTATCTATTATATCTTCCGTAAGTAGTTGTGTTTCTTTACCTTCAAGAGCTTTGTTAATAGTTAACAGTTTTCTTTTGGTATTTTCTGCAGCTATCTTCGCTGAACGTAGCGTTTGTTCTGCTTGTGCAACTTTCTTACGTTTCCTTGCTAGAATTTCTTTGGCAGATTGTTTAGCTTTCTGTCGTTTCGGTTTCTTCTTGGGTTTCGGAGGTGTGACCTCGTTCAACTCGTTTTTTAAGTCCGACATGTGAAATGTATCTACCTGTTTTTCTATGAAGCCATTGAGCTGTTTCTCTAAGTGAACAAGTTTTTAAATATTTCTTAGCTTGCTCTAGTGCTTCTAATTCTTCTTTTACTGGTTCAATGTAATCTGGATTATCAGATTGTTTAAAACCAAATGGAATAGTTCTAGCTTTTCTCTTGATCTTGATCGGTTCCATCTTTTGCTGGCAGTATAAATATACCGTGTACTGCTTTCATGTTAATATCTAACTGGTCTTTCTTTACGATACCAACTCTATCTAATAATTGAGTGGCAGCGGCTAGACGGATGTTTGCGTGCGGAGTAGTACCATCTTCGTCTAGCAAATCTGTGAGACGGGTTGCTGCCTTAGCAGAGTGTGTGGATAAATGGTTCTCTGCTAATTCTGTAATTTCTTTTTTTAAATTTCTAACAACTTTAGGGTAACTGTGTTTAGCGTAACCTGCTATCTCGGCTGCAACTCTTGGATCTCCTTTTGCTTCCGTGAATAGTACTTCGAGAAACTTCTCCTGCATATCGGTTAAGTTTTTCTTTGGACTTGGAATTATAGAAGAATCCATTGTTTGCATTAATTACTTCCATAAATTCTTTAAATGGAAGTGTATCAACCTCTGATTTATTTATTTTTAAGTTTTTTAAAGAACTCGGCACCAGTTTTAGAAGATTTGAATTTACTTAATAAACTTTCTTTTTTATCAGCTGCTTTAATTTTAGTAGGATCAAATCTTTCTGATCTTTTCTTAGCTACCATTCTGTCCATTTTCATTTTTTCAGACATTTTACCTGGCGTGCCTCTAGATTTGTCCCTAGCATAATCACTTTCTGCTGCTGAAATCTTATCACTCATTAATCTTTTAGCTTTATTAGATGCTGTAGATACTCTTTCTGATTTTTTAGAAGGACTTTCGAAGATACTTCTAAGAAACTTGGGAGCTCTTTTCTCTTTTTCTGATTCAGACAGCAAATTTGACTGTCCGTATGTTTTATTCTTTGCCATTTTATTACCTTAAAGTTGTTAATTGGTACCAATTGTTAAATATAAATTAGTGATGACCCTGTATATATTACTATATTCTGAGCATGTGTGTCCCTTTAATTTATATTTAGCTTATATTATATAATTATAGCTACTATTACAATTTTGTCAAGCATTAAATTAATATTTTTTTTAAATTAGGTATTGACAAAATTGAATATGGGGTGTATAATAGAAATATACCCCTGGGGGAGGCTTTATATCTATAGGGTACCTATTCGTACATTCCCCTTAGGGATACCTTAGGGGATGGTCAGGGGATTTACTAGTATTTTATCAGAATAATATCCCCTATATTCTGGCCCAGAGGTAGTTAACAGTGACATCAGGGATTTTCTGGTGTGTACGTATGTATAGTATAGGGTACCCCCCATGCCCCCTGCGTATCCCCTAGGGGTTAATCAATAAAAATAAATATAAATAAATTTCCCCTAGGGTATCTTTGGGGGTTATTGGTGTTTAACAGTTATAATCTAAGGGGATAGTGTGGAATTTTGTA